ACCTCTTAACTAAAAATCTTGGCTGTTGATAAAGCTCTAATTTTTGTTGTTGTAATTCCTGTCATACCATTTGTAGTCATATTTGCTACATCTCTATTAATTAAATCAACACCAAACATTTTACCATCACCATACTTAATATCCATAGCAGCAGCATTAGCAGCAGCACCTACAACAGCACCCATTAGACTAGGTGGTTGTCCTTGTTGTATGGCATTAATACGATTCAAAGCTTCTGCATTAACACCAGCTTTTTCTAGTTCAACTTGTGTAAGTAATCTATCAATAGTAGCATCATACTTAGAGATACCTCTAAGCTTTCTAGCTTCTGTTAATTCTTGTTGCTGTTTAACTGATTTACCAGCTACTCCTGCTTCACCTGCAGCTACCTTCTGTCTTTCTTTTGTTTCTAAAGCTTTGATAGCTAAAGCCATCTTATCTTCTGCAACAGCCTCAGACTCTTGTATAGCTCGTTGATTAAGAGATTGAATCTTTAAGTCACGTGCAGCTACTGCAGCAATCCTATTAGCTTCGTATCTTGCTTGCTGTTCTCTAGCTTGTTTTCCTTTTTCAAGAAAATCTAAAGCTGTTTTCCCAATACTTAAAGCTGTCATAGGGTCTATTGGTGGTATTGCCATTTTATATCCTCACAAATTCTAAGAAGAGTTTACTTCCATAATTATGTTTATTAATAAAAGTAAAGCCTAAAAACTTTAACCATTTTATAGCTACAGTGTACTCTGCATCAACAGAGTTAGTCAAGATACTATACTTTTTATTTAGTTCTTTTGTCAATCTTTTAGTTTCTCTCAAAAAGGTCATCCATATTTTCTCAACAGCAGGTGTAGTGAGTAACCAAACACAGGCAACCATGTCATCCTGTCTAGCTACTCCATATATACCTGCTATCTCATGTGTTTCTTTTACTAGAAATGTCCAACATTCGTCAGACAAATCTAATCCTGTTTGTAAAGCATTCTTTGTACTGCCATGTGATGCTATCACCTCTTCCCTATCTTCAGGTCTAAGATTATTACATAGATAATCTACATCTTCTTGGGTGCTTTGTCTCACATAGGCTTTCATTATAGTCTCCTAGAACGTAATACAAAGAAACCTTCCCATTCAGCTGACTGAAATATACAAGGGAAGTGACTAGAACTTTTTAGTGTTATACTTGTTTCATCACCATGACCTAGTACTCCAAAACGATAAGTACCTGAGTCAATAGCAGCTGTGTTTAAAATGTTAGTAGCAGCACCTACAATACGTCCAGTAAAGTTCCTAACATAAGGAGTACGTTTAGTATGTGTTACTTCTGCTTGAAAGAAACCTGTATTATTATAAACAACTGCATAGTTTCTTATATGTAGTTTACCTGTTGTTATAGATTTATCACCACTTTTAACAACTGGTTCAGAGAATTGGTATTTAAACTCAAAAGGGATACCTGCATAGACTACTTCACTATTAGCTAATCTAGCTGCTACATCACTTAGTTGTATTATCTTACCTGTCTCAGCTATGTAAATAACACTAGCATCAGTGTAAGGTATAGTAGTTAACCCACTTGTTTCTAGTTGTACTCTTCTATCTAAGTGTATACTAAAGTTATTAGTAGTGTAATTTGTAGCATCATCTACAGATAAGTTTATACGTTCAAGGAATAAGTTATTACTTCTCTTGACTAGTAGAGTTATATCTGCACGATTAAAAGACACTCCTAATATATCTCCAGTAAATGTCCAACGAGACCAAGAGGCTTGTAACTTTTCTCTACCTCTCCAGTAGTATCTATATACATATAGAGCCTGTGGGTCATTATCTGTTTGTACGAGTATCATATCTTCATTAGAAGAAGCTTGTATGTTTATAACTTCACCATCTAAATACTCAGGTACATGTGCTGTAATCTCTGTAGCATCATTAGTATCTGTATCAGTATCTACAAAGTACTCCCATAAGCCAGACCATGCTCCTCTCTTAGAAGCAAAGTAAACAAACCTACCTGCTTGTGCTGGTTTAGCTCTTAGTGAAGCCTCAAACTCTGTAGTGTTAGCTATATTAATAGTCTCAGGTGTAAGTATTGGGTCAGCAGTAACTTTAAACTGTGTTAAATCTGAGAACAATAGTAAAGACTCGTTAAAAGGTACAGCATGTTTAAGTATGCTAACCTTGTTAGAGGACACTGCAACATCAATAGGGTCACTGTCTACTATAGTTAATACTGATTTACGGAAAAAGTCAAAGCTTACAAATTCTCCTGCTCTAGAGAATATAACATTCTCGTCAGCTAGTACACCTAATCTATTACGGTGAAAGAATATATCATTTAATTTAAAATCTACAAAGGAGGGGAAGGAGTTTGTGTTATCATCTCCTACAGTTCTTGGTTCATATGTAACAGGGTCAAACTGAAAGTTACCATTGGCTAACTTACTTAGCTTGTGTGGCATTGTACTAGCATTTAACTCTGTTAGAATGTTAGGCTCTAGTGTTTCTTTCCACACTTCTTCATCTGTAAATTCAACATAGTAATCATCTTGAGCTTTTTGATTATCACCTGATACTTTAATAACATAACCTACTGGTGCTTCTACAGGTAACTTTTTAAAGTCAGCTGTCTCATCTTTAAATACAAGTAGATGGTCTCCACCATGAGAGTCTCCTACTTCTACTTGGAAGTCTGTGCTGTCAGTAGATTGAATATGGAGTACGTTACCATAACGTGTAACTGTTAAACCTGATACAGCACTACCATCAGTAATGTTTTGATAATAAGTTGTACTAACAGTAGTACCAGAAAAGGTATCTAAGTTAGTTGCAATAATATCTGTAGCTGCACCACGTTCTGCATTCTGTGTTTCAGATGTTGAATCTTGTGTTGAAGACTTTGTAGCAAATTCTACAGTACTACTATTTACACCTTTAGTTAAGACAACACGATAAGTTGAGGAGTAATCAGCTTGTTTAACATATACTAAAGCTTCAGGATTACGAGTAGCAGATGTAGCAGTTCCTTTAGCTACAGTTGTATTCTTATTTACTATGAAAGTAGTATCAGCTATTGATACAGCTGCCAGTTCTTTACTAGGAATAGTCAAACCACTCAAGTAAGAAGCAGCATTGTTAGTTACGGTTTTAGATACACCATCTTTGTCAAACACCCTTATAGTACCTGCAGTATCTACTACCATAGAATAAAATTCATTCTCATCTCTACGAATAGTATGTATAAAAGCTTTATCTAAGTCAGAGATTGTGCCTAAGTCAGCTACATGTGAGCTGCTAGGACGTTTAGATAAACCTGTAACAACGTTAGACAAACCATTCTCTTGTAGTTCTGCTTGAGTACTAAGCCTTAAAGATGGTGGTTGTTGTGATACCCCATTTATAAGATTTGGGATAGATTGACTGATGAGTGCCATTAAAGTGTTCTCCGTCCCTGTCTGTCGATGATAGCATATGTGTCATAATTATCAAAGATATTATTATCTTCTGTTATCTGGTCAAACTCTTTTAACTGTAATAATGCACTCTGCTCATCTCTTAGTTGAAAATCATGTAACGTACCTGAACCTACTACTCTATCTTGGAAAACTCTAGTAGCACGTAGTGTAATATATCTCTTAGCTACCTCAGGTAAGTCATCAAAGTTTAACTGTACTATGACATCTAAGTATACATTAGTACCTATGTTAAACGTGTGGTTCTTCTTGTCATACATTTTTAAACCACGTTGTACTAAGTCAGGACTCTGTGGTGCAAGTGTAGCATCTGCTCTTAATATATTATTAGGTAGAATTATTTCACCATCTGTACTTTGAGCAAAGCTTTTGTTTAATTCTTTGTTGAAGTGCCAACCCATAGATTGTACTTCTCTATCTATTGTGTTTAATATTGTTTCAGCTATTTCTGCTTCTATTAATCCAGAGTCTAAACTACTTACTGGTGCTTCTCCAATAGCAGATAACATTGTATTGACTGCATCTAGCTGTGTTGTTCCTGCCATTACATTCTCCTATGTTTTCCATTTAGTCTCGTTAGCCCAATGAGCTGCAGATGTTTCACCCTTTGCAATATTCTTTCTATGTCTACTTCTAAACATATCACGTTGTTTTTTAGATTTATTAGTCTCAGCACCTTGTTCACCAAACCTAATCATCTTAGGCTTGTCTTTAGTACCTATCAATACAGCATGTGACTTTGTTTTATGAGATGGAGTACGTTTAGGTATACGTAAACCACTAAAGGTTTCTCCCCTATACTCTATACTCATTTCTTTTTCTTTCCATACTTAGCCATTATAGCAGCTACTTGTTTCTTAGGTTTACCACCAAAAGACATCTTCTTACCAGTTTCTTTGGCTTCTTTTTTAGCTTTAGCTACACCTTCTTTAGTATACTTATATTTCTTTCCACCTACTTCTGGCATAATACACTCCAATAAAAATAGAGAGAGGCTCTAGAAACCTCTCCCTGTTATTATAATTAAACTTCAAGTAAACCAATACAAGCAGCAGGACGTAATACGTTATGTCCCATTGCATACTTGGCTACCATTAGT